ATGCGTAAGATAATGTTCTTGCTAATTACTACCGTATTATTCTGCGGCTGGGGTGTAAATGCCTCGGTTGCTTCGGTTACACCTTTGTATGAGACGGTGACTGTTGAGTCCAATGATACTCTTTGGAGTATTGCGGCTTCCAGAACGGATGACAGCAAGGATATAAGAGAAGTCATCTATGATATCCAGCAATTGAATGGAATAAAGGATCCCGGGCAGATCCAGCCAGGCGATAAAATAAAGGTAAGATCATCCGTTATATAAAAATGATACTTCTTTAGAAATTAAAACGTCAGTATAGATTCTAGTTGAATAGATTCTATACTGACGTTTTTTTAGCTGATCAGGCATGTTACTCACAGCTATTTTTTATTGAAAATGGCACTGATTGGGTTATTGACGAACAAATCAGCTTCATTAATATATCTTCTAACCATTTCAACCGAACGGTGCCGCGTCTGCCTCATAATCAATCGTTCTTCAACACCATTCAAAGCAGCATATGTGGCAAACCCATGCCTAAGGCTGTGTGCACCATATAAATCAGGATTCAGCCCAATCATTGACACGTACTTTTTTACGATTAGATTAATACTCTTGGAACTAAGCCTGTTTTTAGAAGCTGTGTTGTTCTTGAGAATCGAGCGGAACAGGGGGCCATCGACTAGATTGGCAGCGGTAATCCACTGTTCGACGGCTTTAACACAGTCAAAATCGTCGTCGCTGATGCAAGGGATACCAACTTGCTGGCCCATTTGCTGCTGATCTGTTTTAGACTGTCTGACTGTCACAATAATTCCCTGATGAACTCTTTTAATATCTGTTACATCTAAACCGGAAATTTCGCTTCGGCGGAATGCACCCATAAATCCCAGCAATAAGACTGCCTTATCTCTTAATCCGCCCAGACCTTTGGTATCAATGCATTTGATCATATCGCACAGCTGGTCCCAATATATGGGAGTTTTTCCGGTTTGGGCGCCGCCCTTGAGTCTGGTCAGGCCCGTCAAGGCCTCCTTGACAATCCATTCCCGGCAGGGGTTCTCGACCTTTATGCCAGAAGTAATGGCCGCGTTATAGTTCTCTGAAATGGCACTGACCCTTCTCCTGATGGTAGCTGTCTTGGCATAATCCGCCAAATCATTGATGTAGTTGACAATTGTTTCAGCAGTTGCGGGGAAGGACGTTTGCTTATGGTATTTGCACCAATCGCAGAAATCATCCCAATCAGACCTGTATGCATCAATTGTATTCTTAGCCTTTGTACCGGCCAATGAGTTCAAACTTTTTGCAGACAACTCTTCCTGCATGAGTTTTGATTTTTGAAAATCACTGATATAAAAATTATTGCCATCCATTTATAATGATCCGATCCTTCCAGTATAAAATGCATATTATTATTATATGCTATCACATATCATATTCAAAAGATATTTAAAAATCGAAAAGCTATTTCTAAATATAAAGAATAGAAATACAGAGGGGTTGTGCAGTACAGATATACAGCGGGAGATTCGTTCATGACCTGCATGGACATTCCCGGGATTCAAATCAATAAGACTCCAAATTAAATGATCAGCTGATAGATACAGGTGATTATTTAATTTGGAGTCATTATAAAAAATAGAATTGGTTGTTGTATTTGTAGTATCCAAATAGAGGAAATAGATCCTCAGCCAGTTTTCAGTAATACAATACCAAAAAGAACATATGAGAGGGGTAAAAGCATTACGAGAGAGACCTGGCTGTTTTAGGGAGAATTTGTAGGTTCCGATAATTTAATGTTATCGGAAGTAATAACGTTCTCATTATCCCACAGTGTCCTACAGTGTTTCAGAATTCAAGTTTTGCTAGATTTTATCTATAATTATCAGTGCTCTCATAACGTCAGTGGTGTTCCTCGTACGTTCTCAGTATTTGGCTGACTTTTTATGATTTTGTGGCAAAAAGTGTGGCAGGATTTTACAGGAAATAATCCGATAAAAACGATATTTTTTGAGAGCCTGTTATATATTGACTTCATAGTTTTAATTAGAAGCATTAAAATTATCAGCAAAAAGGCCGCCTCACTTCATATGAGACGGCTCTTTTATTTTGCTCATTTCTGTCAGAGCAGAGCGCTTTTAAATCTTGCCTGCATAGTAATCATTCATGTAGTCACCCTTATCAGCCGGCTTCTCTTTGATTTCATCATCATGAGTCGGCCAGTCTCCAAGGCGATAATACTTAATTCCGCTTTTTGTAGTATCAATGGAATCATCAAGAGAATCAATCTTTTCTTTGATAGCCTTTTCGCCTACTTCGCTGTTCAGATCCGCATGTTCAAGGCCGGTATCGGTATAAGCTTCATTGTAGTCTTCCAGGCACTTACGGATAACCTTTCCGAAAATTTCTTTATTTTCTTCTGTAGCTTTTACTCCGTTGAAAGCTGCCAGAATATCAGAGTAGCTGTCATTAGAAGTATCAAGGCAGGCATCGAATAATGCATTGATTGCTTTTTTCATTTTCTTTTCTTCCTCTCTTAAATCATTTAAAAACTTTTTTACTTTTTCATACTCAGAATCAGTCATTCTGATTCCTCTTGACTTGGTATCTTTATGAACGGATTTTGCTGGCGCACCGGCTTCCTTTCTTCTTCCGCCCCATCCGTTTGATCTCTCCATCATCAATTCCCCCCCCCTTTTCTTTATTGTCTCTTCATCTCTTGATTATATGATAGCACATATTACTTGACTATTCAATAGCATTTTATCAAGTTTTTTGATTTATTTTGTGATTTGGGCAAAAGAAAAAGCGGCCGCATTTCTGCAGTCGCTTTTATATATTACTTGGAAGCTGCCACGCCAATGATCACGCCACCAGAAACGATAAGTGCAATCTTCAGCAGTTTATTTTGCTTTTTCAGTGATTGATTCTGCTTTTCGAGATCCTCCACTTGTACTTTCAGCGCTGCTAAGGATTTCTGCAATCCGGTTATTTCGCTCCTGGCATCTGTCAACGATTTTTGTGACATCATCAAGTCCAGTTTCAAACTGGCTATCTGACTGTTTAATTTCGTCGACTGTGTTTCCAATTTCTGCGCCTGTTCTGCTGATGTCGTCTGCTGTTTTTTCAGCGTCTCTAATCGAGTCTGAAGCATCGTCAAGTCGCTCTGCTGTTCTGTCAACAGAGTCTGCAGCTCGCTCCACTGCTCCGCTGACAGAGTTCTCGTTTCCTGCGCTGGCGTTTCGGATGCCCAGCAAATATCCGACTCCAAAAAAGGCAATAATAAGAGCAATAGCGGCAAAAGCAGCATAGATTTTCTTATCTTCATTATACATAAATCCTCCTCAGAAAGAATAGTTCTTATCAAACTGAGCACCATTGATGAAATAGTTATCCGTGCACTGCCAGATGGCAGCACCATCATAGTCGCACTGGCTGTTATACTGGGCGCACCATACAGGAACACCTGTAAGGCGGCTCATATCAATGACGTTGGTCAAGTAATCATAGTTGGCATACAAGCCACAATGATATCCGGCTTCTTCCAGAGTGTTGATAAATGTGGTGCAGATATCCGTAATTTCTGCCGGATCAGTCAGCCTCTCCGATTTCCAGCTGTCATTTTCTTCATCAAACCATACGCCCATCTCCAGCATATCCGGAGTGATGCCGGCATCCTGCATGACATAAAGCGCGAAATCTGCTTCTGCACGGGCCTCCGACGCATCAGTGGCTTCCGAGTAATAATAAACGCCAATTTTAATACCAGCATTTAAAGCTCCATTCACATTGTCATAGAATTTTCCATCCAGGTGGCCCCTTCCGTATCCTAGTCGAATGATTGCAAAATCAAAACCGGCATCTTTAACCGCCGGCCAGTTAATATTTCCGTTATTTTCAGAAACATCAATTCCTTTTTTCATCTTATCCTCCTCCCTTTAATGAGTTGCACAAGCCCACCTACTGCACTGACCCCAGCATCATTTAGATTTTCTATAATGCTGAGAAGCTCTGAAGCGGCCAGATAAGACACACAGAGCGGCATTATCATCCCCCCTGTGTGTACATGGGCTGTCATTTCATCTGCAATGCTTCCGGCGATGACAATCACGCAGTACACTATGATCTTTCCACAGAACTGCGTCTTCATGACTCTACTAGAGATGATTCCTGCTCTATGTGCTGTTGGGATAGCCTTAATTGCATCAATTAAACTCGGTGTATAGTTTTCTGTTTTTATGTTGTTGTATGAAAGTTCTACCCACTTTGTCGCCAGGTCAATTACAATCAGCAGTGCAAACAGTGTTAGCAGTTCAAGGTGAAATTGTACAAGTGCAACAATCCCGCCCACGGCAATTTTAAACGGCCAACCGTCAATTAAACGGCTGACCGCTTTCTGCGTGTAAATAAGCAAGGTGTTAATATCCATCAGGGTTGTCCTCACTCTTCTCTGTCTTTGCTTCATCGGCTGCTTTGGCTTCAGCCATAGCGTCGATGATTGCATTGTGCGGGCATCCATCCCATGGGCAGCGCCCGTCTTCATTTAAAAGGTTACCGCAATATTCGCAAAATTCCATGATTTATCCCTCCTCTATGCGTTCTTGATTTCCGTTGCCATGTTGGCAAGGGTAGTTTTGTACTGGCTGTCAATCTTAGTGGTGTCGGCGCCCAGCATGGCCGCTTTTACCCTAGCTTCTACCAAACTATCCAATGTCGGCTGGTACTTTGCTTTGATAGTGGCGATGGCGGCCTGCTTTTCCTCGGCTTCGGTCGGCACATAATCCGGTTTCGGAATAAAAGTGTCCCCGCTCAGGATGTATTCTTTACTTTCTGTATTATTTCCAAGCAGGTTCATGTAATCTTCGGTTGTGACGGCTTTTACTGTCACAATATCGGCATTATCCGCTTTCATCTTTTCTGCTTCGGCTTCCAGCTTATCCGGATGTTTAATTGGATCAAACATACAAATTTTACCGGCGGCACGGCTACCGTCCGACTTAAAGCCGACGATGTAATAATCAACATTTGTTGCGTTCATAAGTTATCTCCTTAACAATAAAAATGAGGTGATTTTAAAATGCGTAAACCAAATGGATATGGTTCAATCAAAAAGCTCTCCGGCAATCGGAGGAGGCCATTTGTATTTGTTATCAGCGTTCATGGGAAGCAAAAGCCTGTCGAGTACTTTTCCACGCAGGTTGAAGCTGAAATCTTTCAAGCTGACTACAATAAATTTCATTTCCATCGCTCCCTTCCAGGTCATCAGATAACGCTTGCTGAGCTCTATTACCGTTGGCTTCCTGCTCATACGGTCAACACCGCACCATCGCAGTCAACACTTGACAGCTACACCAATTCATTCAAGCACTTGGTTCCTCTTCACTATGAGCCATTCCAAAGTCTAAAATATGCAGACTACCAGAAAATTCTTGATTCCATGCGAAAGAGCGGGCTGTCTTACAGTTCTCTGAAGAAAGTCCGCTCTTTGATTTCGTTACTTGAAAAATATGCTGTGAAAATTGAGTTGATAAATAAATGCTACGCTCCCCTGCTATCAATCGGCAAGAATAAGGCTGTACATCCACACCATCCATTCAGTCGGCAGAAAATTAATCGGCTTTGGGCACACTGCGATGAGCCCGGTGTTGATACGGTGCTCATTCTGCTTTACACCGGTATGCGTGTTGGCGAGATGCTGGCACTCCAGAAGAATGATGTGAACCTCCGGCAGGGATACATGCGTATTACAAAAAGCAAGACCGTTTCCGGCATCAGAACCATCCCCATCCATCATCGGATTTTCCCTCTCATTACAAACCGTATGAAATCAATCGGTGTGCATCTGATAGCGGATTCCAAAGGAAAGCAATATGACTACAGTCGCTATTGCCAGCTTTGGCGTGATGTCATGCACTCCATCAAAGCTGATGGTCATACAACCCACGACTGCCGCCATACTGTAGCAACACTGCTGGACAATGCAGGAGCCAATGAAACAGCAAAACGGCGTGTATTAGGTCATGCCGGAGGAGATGTGACTGAAAGGGTTTACACACACAAGGGCTTGCGACAGCTACGAAAATGCATAGAGCTGCTAAAGTAGTGTTACTAGTACGCTACTCAATCAATCGCACGCATTACCGTATTATCTGCATTATCCGTGGCTTGATGGTTGTTACTATTGATACTGGATAAAACAGCCAGATTAGCATATATTTACACTTCTACGATTGTAGATATCTGATGTTCTGGCGGGTTTTTCATTGATTTTATTTTTAAAAAATCATGCATACTCTGCTTACTCTAACCTACTTCTCCTGTTTCGTAACAATCCCTCTACAGTGGGTAACAACAGATACGTTTCACTTAAACGGCGAACAAATTTTTGATGCCACAATAACTTATCCAGTACAAATGGCACATGCACTTGCTGTTACAGTCCTCCATCAAGGAGGACCAGTATCCAATCCAGCAAGTTGCGCTTGTACAAACTTTACGGCGACCACCTGCTCTTTACGTATAGGGGTTAAGGCTCAAACCAATAACGTGACTGGTATATGCCTTATCATCGGCAGTAACTAAACAGTGGGGAAATATCTACACGAGCAGTGATGGATTCGGAGCAGTTAATTTTCCTCTATCGTATACGCAAAATTGCTTTGGGATTTATGCCATGGCACAAGACACTGCAGAAACGCATGAACATGTTTCGTACTATCAATTGGGAAAATCTAGTTGTATGTTTTATACAGAAACAAATCAAAGCGGTGGGAAATCGCTGCATTGTTTATACTTTTCTGTCGGATATTAAGCCCAGATGTTCAACAGTGGGGATTTTTATCCAATGGTATGCTAACTGCTTTACCTATTGCTTTTAATAATAACGGATATACGTTAGTCGCCACTGCAAATGGCGAAGTTTCAAATTCTGGGTCTATCAGAGTAGTAAAAGTGCTATCTCAGAATCAAATCCAAATAATTAGCGATGGCCAGCCTACAGAGTCGAAGGGCAGTTATTGGATTGCTATAGGGAAATAGCCATTTAACGTTGTCTACTCAAAAATAAACCAAAATCCATTTTGCCATTACTCCTTTAGTCGAAATGCCATTAGGACGATATGTCGTTATCAATATAATGTTTTGGGAGACTAAATCTCCATTCCACACGGCATCACTAGTTCCTGCATCAGATACATTTAGAACTCCTATGCCGTGTGTTGCGGAGATTGGCAATGTTACATATGTATTTGTATTACCATTAGAATTTACTATACGTCCCCACTGTCCATTATTTCCCGATTGCTATAACAGCAGCATAAATGTCGCCCTGTTTAACGTTATCTCTCCAGCCATTCAAGATAAATGATCTATTACTATCATTATCAACCGAAATGATGTAATAATTTGAGTCTGTTGTACTAGCTAACACCGACGCCGCAATACAATATGGATTTATGCTAAAAGCTATCGGGTACGATTGACTCGCATTACAAACGTAGAATCCCCACTGTATAATTAGCCCGCCAAACAGACTGCCAAAGCATACATACCCATTTGTATCAATTAAATACTTTACTCCGCTAGCATCTAAAAGCAGCTTTATAAGCTTTCCCAGTACTGAATCAGTGGTAATAGCATCCACTACGGTCCCAAGTGTCTTGCTTGCGAGGCTTGCCATAATTCCAGAGTGCCAGTCGGTAATCTGGGCAGATTCCGTCTCAGGGTGCAGTGTGTCATAGCTATTCGTTGTCTTATTCCACCGATGAAGAATAGATCTCAGCCCGTCTTTGATTTCCACCCAAAGGCCTTTTTCGTCCATACTTGCCGGCTTCCCTACCGTAGCGGTCACTTGCAGTCTATCGTCAAGGTCGCTCATGTGAGCGTAAACGATGGAGCCATCCACCAGCACAGCAATATTTGCAGAAGAGCTTACGATGAGGTTCACAACCAACCTGTTTTCATCTGTCGGTGTGTCCTTGTTTGGGATGTAATCATAATCGTTTCCGGCGTTACTGTATGCGTAGAGTGTTTCGGCCCCGTCGTCCAGCTTTGCAAACACGCCCAGCTCTCTGGAGACGAATCCTTCTTCAAGAGCCGTGTTTGACGTGTTAAATGTAAGGGAAATCTTTTCTTTACCCGAATCATCTTTCTTTACCACCGGGAGCTCCATTTTGGGAGCCTTCAAGTCGGTAAATTTGGTAATGTCATCGCTGTCTGTCAGAACGCCGCTGCCAAGCTTGCCTTTGGTAAAAGTGAGTGTGTGCCCGTTCTGGGACTGAATCAGCATCTTCATGCCTGCTTCGGTAAATGTTAAACTTGGAAATTTAGCCATGGTTTAGTACCCCCCCCGAAATAGATAATTTTCTATAATTATGGACTACTTGTCCTGCATAATGGATTGTGGTGTCAGCGGCCTCCAGATGGACACTGCTGTCCATATCGACTGTAATCTTTTTATAGTTCTGGACAATTCCGGCTGCATGGAAATATAAATCTCCAGAAGTGAACGTAACCAGTTTGTATCCCAGATGCGCCGGTAAATATTCTCTGATTGATTTCCGAAGATTATCATAATCAAGGATCTGCCCACCGTGATATAGGATCTCAATTCTGTATTCGTCTATGTAGCTTACGATTTCGGCTTTCTTATCAGCAACATAAGCATTGACCAGCCTGTCCATAAAAGGCTCATTGACAACGGATGGAGGAACCATTTTAGCAAGCACAACATCACGTCTGCTAATTAGGCTGCTTTTGCTTCTATCCTGATTGATCGCGTACAAGTCTTCCCAGAGATTTATCCCCCAGTCTACTGTTTTGACATTAAACTGCTTTTCTATGTCAAGCAGTACAATTCGCATTCTTTCATGCTCTCCGCTTTCCGCATCCAGCCCGGCTTTATATTCGGCACTTTTTGTAAGGAATCCTGGTAGATATAATGAAATGTCTACCGGCCTACTTCTGATTAAACTCATTCATTTTACCTCCAGTGTAAGCGTCCCAAGCCGTGGAACATGGTTATCATCTACACTAATGTTGCTGATTCCTCCGTTAATTGTGAGCGATTCATAGTCGCTGATAGCTCCTGTCTCAAGCATTATCTTCCCGATGTGCGCAATGGAAACATAATTCGAGTTGAACCCTTCTCTTCTGAAATATTCATTAATGGCTTCCGTAATTTTAGCAACATAATCTTCAGATGCTACAGTAACTTCAGCTGCCACGCTAACCTTCAGAATTTCCGGCGTTATAACTGTGACTGAAGCCCCGATTGGCCTTACTGTTTCAATGTAATTCTTTACTGCATTCAGTAACTCATCATTAGCTTGTTCATTGTTCGCATCCACGATGATAACCTTGACTGTTCCATTCCCATTCCAAAGCGGGATGCACTTTGCAGCACCTACTCCTCCGACAGATTCAGCCCAGTCAACGTATTCATTCGCATTCCCGGACGTAACCGGATGTCTCAGCCTGAACAGAAGTCTTTCTCTAAGTGAATCGTCCGTCTCCTCGTCATAGCCGTTATAAGCGTCTTCTTTATTAGTGACTGCGCTCACACCATAAATGGAAACAGGGATTTTGACGATAGTTCCTGCCTTTACATTCCCTTCTTTCCCAGCCGTCTGGGCCTCTGCTTTTACAGTGCATAAGCCATCTTCTCCGATAGTGCATGCCTCGGTTGTGATGAAGTTGATTTTCCCGTCTGTCGCAAAAAGTACTCCTGTGTTCACTTCGGTCCCTGCCGTTCCGGAAAGGGTAAGTACTACCACGGCCTTTGTCGCGGCTCTCCGCTTCATGCCGTTCCCTAGTTCATCTGCTAGAAGGTCAAGGTATTCCCCCCAGGATGACTGCGGGAACATTGCTTCTATCAGCAGCTCCATTTCTGCCTGGATGTTCTGAAATTCTACGGAGTTGGCCGCCAGGTCGTCGAATGCAAAAGTGCCTTCCACTTCGCTGGCATTATTCTTTCTGTATTTTTTATAGGCTTCAATGAGCCTTGCCAGGATTACTTCCCGGTCTTCTGCCTGAAATGCCATTTCACACCTCCACTTCTACTGACTGGCTTTCATAATCCGTATCAAGGGAAACGGTCAGCGTGACTTTTTTCTTATCCTGCTTCATGAAAACATCATTAACTGAACGGATGTGAGGATTTACCTGAAGAGCTTCTTTCACGTAGCGGTAAAGCTCCGTCCCTTCTGTCCCGTCATTCGGTTTCCCGATGAATTGTTCCAGCTCGGCCCCGTAATCATCGAAATAGGCCCGGTATCTGTACCGTTCTGTCATTAGGCATTTATATATCCACACCTTCAGCGCTGCATTACCTTCCAGTATGATGTACTGCCCATTGTCGTCGCGGATGAAATCATTCCTTTCAAAATCCCATGCAAATTCCCGAAATGTCTCATGAGACGCTTTTATAAGGTTATCACTCTGAGGCCCCGCTATAAATGGATTAGCCATAGTCAATTACCGTCCAATCTTACCAGTTTGCACAGCACCACAAACTGTGCCGTGGTCTTTTCATCTTCTGTGGTAATCGGCACCAGAAGAACCTTGTCCCCCGGTTTCCATGTGTCAGTCTTGGTCTGTGTGTCTGTGTAATCGTTGTCTATATCATGGGTATGGGAAGCGAATTCAGCATCTCCGCTCCCTCCTGCCCTTGGCTGTGTCTCACTTACAATGTGCCCTTTATGGGTTCTTGTATGTCCCTGCAGCCAATATTCATCTATGTAAATGTTCTCTTTATCCAGGATGAATCTATGATAGCTGATTTGGATTCCTGGAGGCGGCGAAATGATTGTCCCTATTCCTGCGGTCGGCTGCAGAGCCGCTCTTTTGGCTATCCGCCGGTGAAGCTCAATCAGACCTTTGTATGGATCTTCTGTCAGTTTCATTTCTCAGCCTCCCCGATGTATTCCAATGTCAGGTCCATTGTGTGAATCCCGTTTTCAAAATGGTGGGTATCCGATTTGATAGTGAATTTACCTTTGAGCTGTTCTTCCTGAACCGTAATGGCATACCCTGAAATACACTGGATATCTCCCAGGGCCTTCAAAGAAGATTCTTCCTTTGGCGCTTTGAGGAGAGCTTTTGCGGCAGTTACGTTGTCCACAGATTCACCGCTCTTCGGCGGCTGGATTTTATAAATCTTCTGGATTGTGCCATACTTTCCGATTTCATCGTCCGTTGTGAAAATCTGCCCCACTGAACCATCATCGTTGACTGCCACCACTTTGTCCACCATGTCTTCCAGTGACTCGGAGTGTTCTGCTGAAATCACATTGACGGAGCTGTCAGCGATGTAGTTTTCTATGGTCTCTCCTCTTTCCACTACTGTGATTTTCCCGCCTATCGAAATTGCCCTGTAGCTTTTCCCCTGTTCCGCTTTGGCTTTATCAAAGAGCATCTGCAGTACTTCGGTGCCGCTCTTGTCATCTGCAATGAAATTCACTACGGTCGGAATTGACGGAATGTTGTCGGCTGTTTCAAGTCCGATGCTTCCGCAGACCTGCTTCACTGCGCTGGTAACATCAATGTCTTTGAAGTTAGCCCGGATGTTGCTTTTGGCCAGATAAACCATGGTGTCGTAGCAGGTAAATTCAAATGTGAATGAATCGGATGCCCGCTTTCTGAAGAAAATTCTTCCGATGAAAATCGGTGTTTCCGTCGTTTCATCTATATCAGATGCTTCAATTGTTCCTCCCAGCAGCAGATTCAGCTGTACAAATGCAGCATCTTTCTCCGCCGTGTTGTATGCGATAGTGAATTCAAGCTTTCGTGCCGCCTGGTCCGTATCACCACTCCAGGTGACATGAATGACGTAGTTGGAAATATCTTGGCAACTTACTGCGTTCTCTGTTCCCGGTGGGTCTGTGTAGTACAGTTTCAGCATGCTAGCCTCCAAACCTCTTGATTAGCTGCCCGTTCTTCATGACTTCAGATGCTGTGATAGTCAGAACGTCGCCTGCAGTGATGCCGCCGGATTTTACGATGGCCTTATAGGTCTCTATCTGCCGTCTGGCATTTCCCACCGTCCTGGTTACCTTCTGAATTTTCTGCACGGCCTTCTGGGCAGTTTCCATGGCATCCGTCGAGTAGGCTGTGACGCTTCTGGTCTTCTCCGCTTCTTCAGTACGGCTCTTCAATCCAGTAACATCATTTATCAAGTCGGAGTCAGGCCGAACATACCGATATTCCTTCAGTTCAATAGAGAAATAAACATCTCCGGTTCCATCTTTCTCGGAATAGCTGAAATCATCAATGGTACATGGCATGGAAATAGCTGTTCCCGTGATATTGATTCGACATGGCTGTCCTGCTTTGGCCATCTGCGCAATTTTCTCCACGTAACCATAGGGGCTCATTGAGTAGTTCAGGGAGAAATCATAATCATTGTTCGGGAAGAAGGCCTGAAACTTTACGGATCTGAGGCCCGGCTTCCCCAGCATGTTGATTTCTCCGATGGAGTTTATGGTTACTGTAGAGTTATTGAATTTCTGCGAAACCTCGAAGGAACCCGGAGTGACAGGAAAAATGACCGCATCTCCTCCGCAGTAAAGTGTGAAAGAGCAGTATGAGCCCAGGGCGTTGAAAACGCTGTTCACCGCCCTCAGTGCGCTTTCGATAAAGCTTGCCATTAGACTGCCCCCTCATTCATGTTGATGGAATTCTTCGCCAGTTCGTAGTAAATGCGCTCTGCTATTCTTCTGGCCATTTCATTGATATCTCCCTGACTGTTAATCTGCGGATTGTAAATATTTACAGTGATGGAGGCGTTTCCGGAATTAGTTCCGGCCATTCTTCCCTGCCTGTAAGCCTGGTTCAGAGACTGCTCATGCGGAATCACTCTCGCTCCGGATGGAAGGTCCACCACTTCTCCACCACGGTCGTTGATAACTGCAGGTCCACCTCTCCAGTTTGGAGTACCGGTATAGAGCATGGGGATATTAAATCCCAAATGACCTCCACCCACTCCAGGCACCCAGTCCGGAATGTCTACGCTGATGCCGTTGATTCCTGAAATTACGGAATTGATGGCGCTCTTGATTCCATTCATAACCGAAGAGCACACTTCTTCAATCCCGCTGAAAATTCCGGAGAAGAAACTTACAATTCCATCCCACGCCGCATTCCACGCGCTGGCGAATGGCCCATTGATGAAATTCACGATGCCATTGAAAAGGTTTCTGAAATAAGGCCCTATGGCGTCCCAGTTTGCATAGATTAATGCGGCGGCCGCCGCAATGGTCATAATGGCCCACACCACTGGCCCGCCTGCAATGGCAGCAGTAATAAGTGCCCTTGCAACCGCAAGTATCCCTCCACTAAGAGCAGTAAGCAGTCGTACAGCTCCGACGATAGCCGAAGATGCTGCGCCTCCCAGCACTTTCACAATGGAAAATAGTCCGGAGCCTACCACCGGCAGTACCCTGGCAAGTCCTCGCACGGAGTACATAAGGAGCCGGTTTTGGATGGTTCCTCCATGAAGCGCGATACCGATATCTCCATAGACTTTGACCAGTTCCCCTGCCACTCCGATGGCTTTACCTGCTGCCATGTTGAATGCCACGAATCCTATAACAGCTTTCCCAACATTCAGAATCATCTGCTTCTGGCTATCATCCAACCCATTAATCCAGTCGGCGGCACCTTTAATGACATCGGTTATCTGCTTCATTGTTGGCGCCAGTAATCCACCTATGGAAATGGCAAGAGATTCCACACTGCCCAGCATGGACATGAACGAGCCCTTGGCAGTTTTATTCATGACGTTGAAAGCCTCTTTGGATGAGCCGCTGGCATTCCGGATGGCATCTTCCAGTGCTTTGTAGTCCTCTGGAGCAGTCTTTATGAGTGCCAGCAGTCCGGAATAAGCATCTTCGCCGGCAATGGCTTTTGCCAGTGCCACCTGCTGCGTGTTGCTCATCCCGCTCATAGCAGTCCTCATCTGCCCGATAATATTATCCAGTCCCACGAAGTTCCCTGATGCATCTTTGGTCTTGAGCCCCAGGAGTGCAATGGCGTTTGCCGCTTCTTTTGGCGGAGAAGCAAGTCTTGAAAGGGTAGATCTAAGAGATGTCCCAATGGTGGATGCTTCAATGCCATTATTAGCCATGATGCCCATAGCCGCTGCCAGCGATTCGATGTCTACGCCCAGGGCATTTGCCGGAGCTCCGGCATACTGCATAGCAGTCCCAAAAGCAGCCATATCCAGTTTTGACCTGTTGGCAGCCATCTGAATAATATCCGCTACCTTGGCGGCGTTGGCACCCATATCTCCTGTCATCATCTTGTATGTTGACATGGCGGATGTAATTACATCAGCCGTTGCACCAAGGTCTTCCCCTGATGCCACAGCCGCTGTCACGATTCCCGGCAGAGACGCAGTAGCTTGGTTGGCATTGAGCCCGCTGGCGGCCAATCTATCCATGGCCTTGGCAGCGTCATTGGCAGAAATCGGGAAGTCGCGGCCCACTTCAGCCGCCACCTTCCTCATCTGTTCCATTTCTTCTGCTGTAGCTCCTGCTTTCAGCCCTGCCATAGTGATAGTAGAGTCAAAGTCCGCAAAGGTCTTGAGCGCCAATGCTCCTGCTCCGGCCATTCCTTCAGCCATAGGGAGCATGGCCCGGCCAATGTTCTCAATGTTTCTTCCGGTCCGGCTGATTTCTCCGCCCAGACGTCTGTGCATCCGTCCGGTCTCTTCCATCTGTCTTCTGATTCTACCCAGTGTACCGGATACCTGGTCCTGCAGTCTCATAATGACATCAATGATTTTTGCCATCAGCTCACCTCCCCATGGTCTTATTCAGCCTTGCCTGTTCTTTCAAAGTTTCTTCGATTTCTTTTGCATAGAACGCCCGGAGCACTACTTTCTCCCCGAGGTCCATGTTGGCATACACTGACGGGAGAATATGATGTTTGGCATAGAGCCAGTACATCAGCTGCGTTTCCCCGTCAGTTTCAATCAGTTTTTTACTTTATCTTCCTGGTCTTCACCATCATCGAATCCGGAAAGCTTCTGCACTTCTCCGGAAGCGTCTGAGAGCTCACCGGCATTCAACAGCTTTGCCAGAAGGTCCTTTTTCGTTGCCGCCTTAAAGTGCTTCAGCACTTCCTTGTCCGCAAATTCCGGATTGGTCACGCCCTCGCATACATACAGCATGTTCATGGCGTATAAATCGCCCTGGCTGAGTTTGCCTTTCCCGTCCATTTCGAATGCAAGAGACTGGATCTCAGCCACCCTTTTGGGCGGGATTTCCTGTAGATGCAGGATGAACGGAGTCTGGAATTTCTTCGTGAGCCGCGGGATTTCATAGTCCTTTGTCGCTTCTTCTGTGACGGATGCAACATCCGCCTTCAACAGCGCTTCAGTAAGATTCATGGCCCCTCCTATTCATCTGCCGTATCCAGCAGGTCGAAATCAGTAAAAGTGAAATCATAGTCATCCTGGGCCAGTTTTTTAGCCTCCCAGTCCATGAGAGTCATCTTGTCAAAGGTGGCATCCCTGATGACTACCCGTTCTGACCCAATGGCATCCGGATCATCCAGTTTTGCTACGATTGTGCAGACAGTCTGATGGGCGTTCTTGATGTTTTCAGCCATAAGGTTCAGGAAGAAGGAGGACATGTGGTTCATCTTCACGTTGCCTTTTCCTTCCCATCCTGTCACTTTGTACTGTTTAGCCATTTTCTTGACCTGGTTCACTTCTTCCTTGGTCAGATTAACTTCTGCCTTGAAAGCAGTAACCTGGGCCATGTATTTGTCGTTAATCCACACTTCACCCTGGGTGCCGGACATGACCTGCTGGCTGTTAAATGCTTCTGCCATTTTCTAACCTCCCTCAGATGTTAATTGGAAGTTCAATGTCTTCCATAGCATCCAGAATCTTAATCTTTGCTGTCAGGAATACCTTCTTCTTGGTATCCAGCTTCTTGATTTCAAGGTCGCTCATCTTCGCCAGTTCATCCTTGGTATAAAGGCCATGGACAATCTGGTAATTCTTTACCGCATCCACGTCGATATCCACCTGAGAATAGTCCTTCTGCAGCAGACGTCCTCTTTCCAATTCAAGGAAATATCCCTGGATAGCGGAAATCAGAAGGCACTTGTTGTCGTAGTCATTGGTATATTTACCGATATAGCTGTCCTGCGCGGTCTTCCTGATGTCGTCGTAAATCATATCCATGATATCCACGGTCTTGATGGTCTGATAGGCCTCCAGCTTTCCCTGAGTGGTGGTTACCAGGGAGTTCATAGCACGGGACATCTTGAATTTTTCTCCGTCGAACCAGATGAAGAATTCGCCCTTGTTGACTTTTTCGTCGTTTTCATCCAGTGTGTGCCGGTCGCAGTCAATTACTTCAGCGAGCGGCGCATAAGTAGCGGATATGGTCATTGGAGTACCTGCGATGAGTCCCGCGATGCGCGCCGTGTATTCCGCCGGTGAATAGGTCTTGGTCTTCGTCTTGATTGATGTATTGCCGAAATCAATAATGCCTTCATAGTCTCCGGCATAGTTTGGAAGGACTGCCTTCACCTTCTTAAATTTGTTTTCCCGGTTTGTCTTCACCCAAGTGGCCACAGCTTCACACTGGACGTCGGTAATGGTCGGAATGGCCAGATAGTCCCAGCGTTCTGTTGCCAATACGGAAAGATCGTCGGCGAATTTATCGGCCTTGGTGTCGTTTTCCGCATTCTTCGCCACCAGCAGCACTTTGACCCGGTACGGTGTTTTTGTGTAACCGATTAAGCACTTTGTGATGTAGTCCTTGTTTTCGTCAGACAGTTCTGACGGGATATCATCGGTGGTGTAGATTGTAAATGGATTTTCAATTGCCTTGACCGTATCGTCTCCCACCGTGTGGTCGGTCTTCAGCTTTGTAATGGTATCAGCAGCTTCTTCCAGAATCAGCGCCACAATGCCGCGCTGGCTCCTCTGGATAGCTTCAATACCTGCTTCAATGAAGCTGATATTAATACTGGGCATACCAAGTTTCGCCATGAGTTATTTCCTCCTAACTGTTATTATCAATGAAATCATGGACGGTCTCATCTCCATTGAGCCCGTTCACTTCGATTTCCTCCATCATTTCCGCTCCGGATTCCGACTTCCCTGTCTGTTCCAGATAGATAATCTCAATGGTTATCTGCAGGATATCCTGTTCTTCCCCCACTCTGTCCGGAGTAACCCGGTCAACATGAAGGAAACGGCCTCCCACCTTCATTCCCAGAGCAAAATGACTTTGAATTCTGTCAAAAACATCAAGATAATGCACCTCATCCCTCATGCTGTCCTTTGGAAAATAGGTTAGCACGATGGAAAGGTGTTTCTCCATGAAATTTGTAGTCTGCGGGATGGAAACAGGGATGGCGGCGATAAAGAAACAGGGCTTTTTGAAATTTTCCAATGCTTCATCAGAGTACACAGTACACTTGAATTCATCTTTCAGAATCTGCGTCACTGTCTTTACGATATCAATCATCTTTACGATTTCAGCCAAGTTCCACACCTACCTTTTCCGCCAGTCTTCTTCCCATTTCGTCATAAATGCCAGGGCCTTCCGCATTCACGGTCTTTTCCATGAAGTGGGTGCCCTGCTTGTAGCCTTTTATCTTGCCATGAGGCGTCTTCCATACGTGACCGCGCTCCACCAGGTGGAAGTGAGGAGCCGTGCTGTAGATGTGGGCTTCCAGCGTTTTGGCGGATGTTCCCGCCATTTCCATCTTCCAGCTGTTCTTCAGCTTATGAGGATGTTTGGCATGCCCAACCGGGCTCGCGGCTTTGATTTCCCTTCTGAGCTTTTTGGCCCCTCTCTGAAGCTCCGCTTCGGCTTCCGCCGGAAATTCCTTCTGCACTTTCTCAATGAGTGCGGTGTATTCCTCAATCCTCATCTTCCGCACCTCTCTGCAGACGCCGGCACATGATTTCCAGTTTCACGTGAGCCATATAGACATCGGAGATGGTCTGGATTTCATACAGCACGCCCTGGTAGTAAATCAGCATGTTCGTGTTAAGGCCTTTCCTGTAGCGGATAGTGACCTTGATGGTCTCCTGTACCTTGTCCTTAAACTGCTCATAGTATTCTTTCCCACGAAAAGGCTCCATCCTTGCCCAGATGGAATGCCCTATGACATCTACTTTCTCTTGGTGCGTCAACCCGTATTCGTCTTCCTTGTCCACATACTGCAGAATGTGAATCTTTTTATCCATGGATCCGATTTCAGCATTAATCATGTCTTATCAGCCTCCGGATATGCCTCGCATTGGGCAATGTGTGTAAGAAGCGCCGTGACTGTGTGCGGCAGAACGTTGATGGCCCCGGGTTTAGAGCTGTATACAGCACGGTTCTCATACCAGTGAGTTACCAGCTGCTTCACACACAGCTCGCAGAGCGGACTCCCGTCCGCCCTCTTCCCGGTGGTCTTTTCGACGTAATCGCTGGCCGCACTGATCAGGGAGGAAATCAGTTCGTCATCGTCAGTGATATCTTCATCGACTTTGAGATAGTTCTTTGCCTGTTCCAGTGTTACGGCCATGATTTATTCCCTCCCGTCTCAGGCGGTAGCATTGCCTGCCAGCATAACCAGAGAATTAAAATCAACCGGTTTACCATCGGCAATCATGATTGACTTCCTTACAAGATCGTCGGTGTCATTGTCTTCATATATCTTCATGGCCACGCTGTAGTTGCTGTTGAGTACGTAGTCCTTCATGCGGTAAATGAAGGCGAACACGTCGGTTTTATTCAGTGTAGTAGAAAATGCCGGCAGGTAGTCGCAGAGCTCTACGTTGCGGCCCAGGAGGACTCTGGAAGGAACACCGTTGATACCTGCAGTCACTCTTGCAATGGGCTGGCCGTTGGAGTCGGTCATACCGATAAAAGACATAAAAGTAGCTTTGCTCATTACCCATACAGAACCTGCTTCATATGCCTGGGGAATGGCGGCTTCTGCCTTAATGAGGGTATTATAATCAAGCTTTGCGGCGTTGATGGTGACGCCCTGAGACTTATCCGCCAGGATGCCTGTGGGCTGACCGGAGCCGGTGCCGTTGATAATAGATTCTTCCAGAGCTACCACCATAGCCTCTGCCACATTGTTCACAATGATATCTTCAAATGCGGAAAGCGTCATGTTCTCGGTTTCAAGGGTTACAGCAACAGCACAGCGCAGTTTGAAATGGCTGAAAGTAATGCTGCCCAGCACCTTTTTCTGCTTTTCGGAAGTAGCCCCTTCTGCTACCCACTTAGCCACCGGCTTTACGTTGGATGTCGGGATGGCAAGGCCGGTCTTATAGGCCGTGCGGGTTACCAGGGGCAGAATATTGCCATAGGTACGAACCTTTTCAATAACGCGGTTCAGGGTAGTCGGCGGAATCAGCGCGGCTGCATCTGTGGTTGTAGCGGCATCGCGGAATTCAGCAGGAATCGGCGTACCCTTGGTTACATATTCCATGAATGCGGAACGGTATTCGTCGGATTCATATGGATTTTTCTTTACGGCGGCCTGGGGCTTGCTTCTTTTCTGCACGCCTTCCGGTTCCTTGTCGAACTGAATTCCCTGGGCAATCTTTTCACGCTCTTCGATTTCCTCATGTTCTGCATCCAGTTTTTTCAGTTCTTCCTGCAGCGCGTTCAGGTTCACCTTACCTTCGCCTTCCAGCGCTTTTCTGATTTCCATTTTTCTTGCTCTAATTTCAAGAAGTCTCTTATTCATTTTTTCTCTCCTTTTATTTTACAAAAAAGTTTCTATAATGAGCTTCTTTCGAAGTTCTTCACTCTTTTCCTTCTCCTGTAGTTCGGCAATCATGGCATTATGGCCTCTGGCTTCAATGCTTGTGCCATCGTATGCAGGGAAATCCACCGGACTGACGTCCATGATGAAATCAATGTGATCGATGGTCCTTGTCTGTGTCTTTGCCACCGAATCGTTTTCCCAGGAGTCTTTATCACTTGTATAAGCAAATGACATCTTGGAAATGTCTCCCCGCTTAATCAGCTGATAAATGTCCCTTCCTGTCGTGGTAGGCGCAATGTCCGCATCAATCTTGAGCCCCTTCTCATCCACATTGAGACGCAGGGTTCCGTTGGAAGTCCTTGCCAGGATCAATGCGGAGTCGGAGTGGTTATACCGCAAGATGACGTCGCTCATGTCCGTATTGGCATCAACGGCCCCAGGAGCGATGACTTCATAGTATTTCGTGCCGGAGTACGGACTCTCCCACAGCAGTGTTTTCTGATTGAAAACCAGTGCATAACCCTCGACATGAAGATTCTCCCCATCCGCATCATCAGCCGCCCTGAGCTGCATGCTTCGTACCTTAATCTTCTTTCTCATCCCCATCACCCCCTTTCGAATCATCATCGTCTTTACCCGTCTGGTAAAGCGACTGGTCCTTGGTCTTTACATAATTCAGGCTGACCACAATTTCCTCGCCTTCCTTGCCAGGCAGTCCGGCATATCCGAATAGCTCTCGGATTTCATTCCGCTTGATAGCTCCCGCCGGAATCATGGCCTCCGCAATCTTTACCTTGGAGGTGGTGCTCATGTATGCCAGGCGGTTCCCCTCGAATACGATTTCATTCCCGAATCCTCTTTCCTTGGGAGTGAAGATTTTTTCCGTGAATTCCTGTGACAGCTTGATTGCTATCGGGGCAATGACGCTTTCATAGAATGCCTGATACTCTTCTTCCTTAAACTTTCCGGAGACGATTTCTTCGGAAACTCCGAAGTACTTATACAGATTGTCCCTGGCAAACTTCATCTGTCCCGACTCGAAGGTCTGTGTATCTGTAGTCAGCTGCTGGAACTTGCCTCTGTTATCCAGTGAACCGATGCCGGAACCGTTGGACGGCCCTGCAAAGCTGTCCACGAATTTCCGCCACATGCTTTCCTGGTCTTCCGGCCTCACGGTACCAGTCCACTGGATGATGCCGCGGAGCTTGTGAAAATTCTTCACCACGTTGATGACTGCCGTCTTCACTGCCTTCAGGAGGTTGATATCCTCCCTCAGAATCTTTCCTTCTGGATCTCCAAAGACGTCATCCCGATTGAAGTGTCTCCGGATGTGAATCATCTCTTCGTAGGGAACCGTAGCTTGTTCCCCGGTTCCGAATGTGAAACGGCAGTAAAGGTTACCCTTCTTGTCCTCAAAAAGCTCCAGATTATTGAAATTCAGCGGCCAAAGAGCCTCCACATTTCCATTCATGTCTCTCTGGATGTACACGAAGAGGTTATTGTAGCAGTAATACTGGGCCACAATCTTTTCAATGAACTCCGATGCCGTCATGATCCAGTTCGGCCTGGTAGAAAGGATATACTGCAGCTTGCTGTCCGCATTTTTCACAATATTTCCGTTCTTCAGGACTATGTGGCGCGGATGGAGCTTTCCGGCATGACGCGCAATGGTATCAATGCAGTTTCTTCCGGTGGCGTTGTCATAGGCTTCCCCGTCGAAAGGAACGTAGTCATTTGACCATCCGTTTAGCAGCTTTGCCCTGGTAAGTCCATCCTGGCCGCCGGTGATTCTGCCAAAGATGTTCCGGATCATGCTTCTTAGTTGGATTTTTCTCAAATCTTCACCCCCTCTCAAATCATGTTCATGTAGTCTTCTTTGTAAGTTTCATAAGCAGTGTAGGCATCCAGCAGGGAAGCAAAGCCGTCGATGCGCTTTCTTGGGTTGCTTGTCTTGCATGGCTGAATGTTGTCATTTCGGTCCACATCCACTGCTACATTGGCCATACACCATTTCAGGATAGGGTTGTTGTTGTAAATCACCCTTTTGGCCTTCAAATCAGCCGCCAGGTTCTTCATCGGCCCGGAGAGTGTCTTTTTCCCCTGGGCCACAGGCACCATGATATCTTCTCCGAATCGTTCAGTCATGGACTGCACCAGGTACTGGGCAGACCACCGGTCATAGCCGCACTTGAACAGGTAGATATCATCCTTCTCCATTTCATCCACGAACCACTGCAGGATAAGGCGGTAGTCATTGCGGAAGCCTGGTGAAGTCTGCAGCCACCCTTTCTTCTTCCATATGTCATATGGCACCTGGTCTTCCCTCACCCGCTTTTCCAGAAGATCTTCCGGTATCCAGTACATCTGCTTCACGTAGATGTTCGGATTGTCCTTCACGCAGAAGAAAATAGTGGCGCATGTTAGGTCTGTGGTCTCGGAAAGGTCGAATCCTCCTACCCCGTACCGCGGATGAAGAGACCGGATGTCATACTTTTCTTCATTGTTCAAATCATCGAATGAGAAGAAAGCTTCGCCGCCGGTCTCACGGATGTTGAAATCCTTGCACAGCAGGTTCTTCACGCGGAGTGCGTCATGCTGTGCCTGGTATACTTTCTGTGCCAGGGTTTCCTTGTTTTTGATGCTGCCCAGTCCCGGATTGGCTTTCTGCCATTTCGCCGGGTCTGTCCATTCTTCCCTTTTGTCCAGTTCATAAACGAAGGGAAGAATGGTTTCATCTTTGTACCCTTCCCTATCCTCATAGCCTTTTACGATTCTTTCGCATTCATCGTATTTTAGGTCGAAGATGTTATCCCGAACCGTTCCGGCTGTGGATGTGATGATACATACCGGCTGTTCCCTGGCAGTCATACCGTCTATGAGGACGTCATAGAGGTTCTTGTCCTTCAATGCATGGAGTTCATCTATCAGCGCTCCATGAACGTTTAAGCCATCCAGCTTATCCGAATCACTTCCCAGCGCTTCGAATGAACCTTCATTGAACCTTGACCGGATGACGGATACGCGGAGGTCCAGTTTCTTGTGAAGCGCCGGCGACTTCTTCACCATGGCGCACGCTTCCTTCCAGATGATCTTCGCCTGGTCCCTCTTCGTGGCGGCGCTGTAGATTTCCGGCCCCGCTTCACCATCCGCAACCAGAAGGTATAGCCCAAGGCAGGATGCGAAAGTGGATTTACCGTTCTTTCTGGCCACGATAAGGATGAGCTGCTTATATTCACGGAGCCCCGTGTTTTTATCCACAAAACCGAAAAGCGCCGCCGTGATTGCCTTCTGCCACAGTTCCAGAATGACCGGTTTCCCTGCCCACTGCCCCTTGGAGTGCTTGCAGAATGTCTGTATGAAATCAATCACGTACTGCGCTTTGTCGTCATCGTAGATGTATTTGGATTTTTTGTCGTGCAGCTTGTCCACCAGGTGCTTCATGACTCGCCGCACCTTATCGGATACCACTACATCTCCGGATAGAATCTGCCCATAGTATTTCTCTATGTAGTTCATCGCTTCATCCGGCTCCTCAGGAACTCTCCCAGCTCATCCTCTGCTGCAGGCTGTGCAGACTCAGGGAGGCAGGAAAGCAGTGTTCGGATGACGCCGGTATAGTTTTTTATCATGGTGGAGTAGGCTCTTGACTCCGTAGACTCTTTTCTGCCAGTCTGGTTCTCTCCATTGGAATATTCCTCTACGAATCCAACTTTCTCAAGATCTTCATCCAGTTTTCTGAGGTTCACTTCCATGTGTGCCGCGAAATCAATGAGCGGCGTAACCACTTTTTTGTGGTCCTCATCCATGGCTGAAAATATGTCATTCAATTCTTTGATTCTTCGTTTAATTTGGTTTTCCGGCTTGATTCTTCTCACTACTTTCACCTTCTCCCTTTAGAATTTTATTAAATTTTTAAAACATTATAAGTGCATATTGTTAACTACACCCCCTTCGCGTGCGGCGTTCGTTTTACGCGAAGGCCCGCCCCCGGAGTACTTTTGTTAACTTTTTACTTCCCAAGGTGGGGGGGGTAGTCATCCGTTGTTATGATTTACGATTCCAATCGGATTCCCATCATCATCAAAGCGGCACTCACGGTCCAGCCCCTGGCTGTGCACAGCGTTGTGGCAGTAGATGCACAGCAGCTCCAGATTATCCCACCCGTAAACTGTGCTATCGTCCGTCACGTTCTCCGGGTTGAGATGTCGTTTGTGATGGACGATGAAATGCGCCGGCTTTCCTGTTCCAGCAAAGGACCGGTTGTGACAGCGCTCGCAAATATAGTGCTGTGACTCTGCATACGCTCTGGCAACCGCACGCCAACGCCTCGAATTGTAAATACCTTTTGAGAAATCCTTTGCCATTTCCGAATTCCATTTCCAAAAAGAAAAACCATTCCGGAATTCCGAAATGGTTTTTGATACGTAAGAGCACGAGCCTATCGACATCAGCTCGTGCTCTTACGTGAAAACCCTGAATAAAGAAGGAGGTGACAACCGTGTGCGATGAACTCTTCCTTCAATCTCACACTATCATTATACCCTATCATTTACTCTATTTTACTATACTCTTTCAGTCACTCTGTTTTCATCATCCGTTTGGCCCGCTCCGGATTCCTTTTGACGATTTGTGAAAACTCGCGAATGATTTCCCATTCATCGTCAAAGGCCCGAAGCTGTCTCTGCTTTCGTACGCCCTTCGCAGAAACGCTGCCCACCGGTCTTCCGGCGCCTTCCCTTTTACCGCCTCTCACGTTTCTTCACCACCCATCCGTAGAAATTCACCGCCGCCAGGACAACCATCGTAATCAGCAGCAGGCAGTCAAGGACATGTAGATTATGGAAATCCACAGTCCTCAGCGCCGCCAGATTGCATGCCAGCAGAATGATAAGAAACCATTGCCCCATCGTTTGTCTTGAATCATTACTCATTGACTTAGCTCTCCTTTCTGTATTCTCTATATTATAGCCTTTTATTGTTTCTTTGTAAATACGTTTTATCTATATTCGTCCAATTTAAAAAGCAGGCTGCCTCACCGCAGTCTGCTTTTCTTATGTTAGTTGAAATCGGATTCTCTGAAGAATGGCTCCAAATCCACCAGTGCTTCCCCATGGATTTTGTAGATGTTCGACTCTGCGAAATTCATTTTCTCTGCAATGTCTCCCCAGCGTTCGCACTGGATATACCTTCTTCTGAGAACTGCCCGCCGGACTCCGTCTTCTTCCTTGCTTATGAGCTCTTCTCCCTTGTCCCTTTTCTCGATAAGCTCCAAATAAGCCTTGTTCACCTTGGCATGATAGGCCTCCAGTTTTTCCACGATTTCCTCCAGATTGGCGCAATGGCCGCTCTGTACCTTTTCTCCCATCTGGACGCCTCGAAGGTTATGTGCCTCAAACTCCAGCCGCCGGAGCTCTTCCTGCAGGGAAAAGTAATCGGCCTGCTGTTTTCGTATAGAGTTCAAAAATCCTTTCAGCTTCTCTATGTCTCCCCTCACCGTTTCCTCCTTCGCAAATTACCGATGCCTGCCATTCACCATGAACATGCACAAGGTGAAAGTCGCCACGATACTCCCTACAAATGCCCCGAAGATAAACCACACCGCTTCCATCACTGCGCCGCCTTCCTGGCTCTTGCCCTTGCCTGCGCTGTCCTGCCCCCTTTGGCCCGAAGAGCGTCCAGCTGCTTTTCTGTCCTTCTGATGGTCGGCGCATCTTCTGCTTTGGCTGCCTGGATTGCGGCAAGTACTTCTTCCATGGTAAGTCCATTCTGTTCCTGCCATCCATCCTCCATAAACTGCTTCATCAGTTCACGGTGCCTTGCCCTGGCCTCTGCCCATATGTGCTCTATGACCTGGTCATGCCATTTGGTATCCATGATGCCTTTCTCATCGGATTCAAGCCAGTACACGACTTTCAATGTGCCGCTGTATGGGCCCACGCCTTTGGATGTGATGACTTCCCTTTTCCGGTTCCCTTTGTACAGCCTTGTAATCATGGCCTACCTCGGCCTCCATTCATCTGCCATCAGGATTTCTATTTCCTTGATTTTCTCCTTGAGCGCATCCATATCAGCGCGGTCGAAGTAGCCGCCCACCACTGTACCAGTGCCCTCCGTTACCTCACGGAGCCCGTGGATAAAGGTCCCCACATCTGCCCAGCAGTCTTTGATGTGCTCTTTCCGCCGGAGAATGAAATCATTTTCCGCATTGATTTCATTGGTTCGGTTTTCCAGGCACATCCATGCGGATACGGCACCACAAGCAAAGGATACGGCTATGATTATCAGCTCATCCATGACGTCCATTCGTTCTTCTCTCCTTTTCCGCACGCAGCCGACTCAGCAGCTTTTCCCATTCTTCTTCATCCATGTCCATCCCGTACCCCAGGTCACTGTGCCCGGTGATATCGTCAATCATGATGTTAATGTATTTCATATCAAGGCTTTTAATCAAAGGGCTGATGTAATCGACCGTAAGGCTTACGATATATGTCATCCTGCCTAATGCATAGCGTTCAGCGGAAACAAGCATTTCCTGAAAATCATCGTCCATGGGCACCGACTTGCAACTTGCTTGAGACTGACTTGAAACTGACTTGCTATAAAGTTCAGACTTGCTTCTGACAACAGGAGTTATTCCAAAGTCCTCCCAGCTCAATGCTCTGTCATCTTTTCTCATGTATGCTCCTTCCTATGTTCGAACGATTCCGCGTTCACGATTCAACACATCTGCCATCTCCTTCGCAAATTCATAATCAGGGTAGATGCCTTTCACAAGAGGTTTCGGGTCCCAGTTGCAAGCAACTACAAAAAGTCCATTCGGTAACTCGACCGGCACCCACGGCCGCAGCCTATAGAAATCCTCGTCTGTCATGTTGTTCAACATATCAATGCCATCCCTCAATCTCCACTCCGGCTTCTTCCTTCAGGATTTTTGCCATTTCATCAGGCTTCCGAACTTGTCATGAATCACCATGGCCGGCACAGCCAGCATGAGGTTGAATGCCATCTTGCATCCTTTTCCTGTGGCCTCTTCTTTTATTCGGTCAATGTCAGACTGCTTTATGTATACCATGGGATCTTTCTTTTTGATTTCCAGTCTCCGCCTTTCCTGCCTATTCATTTGCTTTCCCTCGCAATCTCTTTTACCGCTTTTCCTTTCTGCTCCTCATATTTCCTGCCTGTTCCTTTGTAAAAACCATTTCACATGGGCAAAAGCTGGTTTCGCAAGGCAAGAATCCAGGCTCACACCCGTATTCCTTCTTTTCCCTCCGTAGGATGGCAGCATTCTTGAACACTCTGTCCAATTCCCATTCCAACCAGCCTGAGCTTTTCTGCTTTCTGGTATAAAGCGTCATTCCTCTTTCTTTACGCAGATTTCTCCACTCTTCTCTTGTCATTTCTTACCTCAGCTTGTCTCTCAATTCCGGAGGCACGCAGCCGGAAAGGGAACATTTCCTTGTCCTAATGGAAGGTTTTCCTGCTCCATTGGCGGCTTCTCCGGTCTGGCTTCTCCAAACTGTTCGAAGTCTCCGTGGTTTCCTCCCTGCTGTCCGCCGGAGTACTGTTCATTGCCATAGGACTGCCCATTGTTGGAAGGAGCCTGCAGCTGTCTGCAGATGGTTTCTGCCACCACTTCGGTGACATACCGCTTTGTACCATCCTGGGCATCATAGGAACGGGTTGAAATACGGCCTGCCACGAAGACGCGGCTTCCTTTCTTGAGCTCACTCCTCACGGCTTCCGCCAGCGTTCCCCATGCCACGATGTTTATCCAGTCTGTGAGCTCTCTCTGCTCTCCCTGTGGCGTGGTGTAGATGCGGCTCACCGCAATGGAGAAAGACGCTACCGTCCTTCCCGTTCTTGTAGCACGAATGATGGGATCTCTCTCCAGGTTTCCTAAAAGCTGTACTGCATTCATTTCATTTTTCCTCCTGCCATGATAAAACTTCCATCAGATTTGCCAGATTGGTCCTCCTTGATTTCGTCGGCTTCAGCGTACGGCCTCCCAGCATTTCGCTTCCATGGCCATAGATGTACATGAGGGCGATGGCGGCCAGTCTGGCATTGGAAATATTCTTTTCTCTTTCCGCCGCGTCCTGCACTTTGATTTGTGATTCTTCCCTTTCGATGTTCATTTCTCTGCATCCAGTTTCTAAATCCGAAGCGGATAATTTCTTCTTACGTTTGTCCGGATCATGGTGTATGTCTGGTATGGGTAGCCTTCTTTTCCGAAGGTGTCCCGCTGGCTGTCTTTGATGATTTCATAGCCTTTGATAGGCTTCGGGTTTTCTGACCACCATCCGGCATAGATGATTTCTACTTTTTCCTTTGGTTTTCTCAGGTTACGGCTGGTGGAGTACCGGTGCTTGAAGATGGGTTCTCCTTTCTCCCTGCCTTCCACTCCGTTCTTCACGATGTAGGCGGCAAGCTGATGCCATTCGTGGGAACGATCAAGGTGTCGGATGTTCACCCGGGGAAACGGGCAGGCTGCGGTGCCCACGGTGTCCTGCCATGCTTTCTCTATGGCTGCCTCCGCTCCGTCGAAGTCCTTGTTCAGAACCATGTGCAGATGAATTCCACCTTTGGCCCCGATGGATCCTGTCTTGATACTTTTCACTTCTTTTTCATGCTTCCTGTAGATTCGCTTCACTCTACGCATGAAACGGTCCACGTCCTTCCTCACCTCTTCTGCTGACTTTCTTGTCTTGGCCGGATAGGTGAAGGTACACCACAGGTCATCGGGATTGAAGTTCTCCTCCAGCAGACCATATACTTTTCTCTCTGCCCTCTTGTTCTGCCAGCGCATGACCTTTTCTTCTGTGGGATGGATTCTCACTCTGTGCTGGTCCTTTGTCCCTATCCTCCCTGATATGTATTTATCAATCGTGATGGTAGGTCCTGCTATCATTGTCTTTTTCACGTAAGCAGGTCCTTTTTTGTAATTCGTACTACGTTTCCGCATCCCTGCACCCCTCAAACGATTCTTTTCGATGGTTCTTCATTTTCTCCGATGGCTCCGCAGTATATTTATGCAGAATGTCCTGAAAATGAATACCTTTAACGAGGACGCCAAGACGCCGCATACTTCATTTTTTTCGGCCCGGCGTCATGGCTTTTTTATTCTTTTGTTCGGGGTGCGTTAGTGCTATACTATATATAGTGTTGTAGGGTTACACCCCTTTGGGCCCGCGCTTACCAGAGCGCCGGGCCCTTTTTATATCTGTACCGGCATGCATAGTATCCTCCGGTCCAGTGTCCATACCTGCATTTTTCGCAGTGCCGATAGCACACGTTGCCATCTTTCAGCGGGCAGCGTACTCCGCCTCGTATTCCCTGGAAGCAGATACGGCAGATGAGCTCATCCTTTCCGGATGGCACCACCGCATCCAGGTCTGCCAGTATGGGCTGTCTCTTTCCTGCCCGAAGCCAGGCGACTCCCGTTTCCTCTTCGGCGCCCTGGATGGTGAGCCCTCTTCCGGTGTCGGTGATGAATTTCCCTTTCTTTCCTGTCCACTGGATGGCGTCCACCGCCATGAGGCGCATATCCTTCAAGGTATTTCTGATTTCCAATTTCTCCGGAATGACTTCCCCATTCCTGCCACTGACTGGGATGGTCTTCAGAATGCGGCCCACTTCGGCTTTTTCGGCAGGCAGCCGTTCCGCTTTTTCTTTTCCATTTCTTCTTCGGCTACCCGGTAAAGAGCTTCCAGCTCTTCCCTGTGCTCGCTTCGCCATTTCTCCACCTCCCCGCAGGAAAGGTAGGACAGGAATTTCGCTTCCAGTTCCTTTCTTTCCTTCCTGGATGCGCTGTGCACCCTGTCGTGCAGCTGGAAGGAAAGAAGGATCAGGTTATCTTCCCTGTCTCCGCCTCCGTGTGATCTCCATTCAACGTGGTGAATCTGCCCGCCGTAGGCCGGCGGGAGTTCTCCGATGATGTTGAAATATTCCCTGGCCCGGGAGATGTATCCTTCCCTGTCCCGCACCAGGGCTTTCAGTTTTTCGTAATTATTCTTTGAAAGTTTGAACCTCCACAAACCGGCTCCTCCAATCCCGCATCATTTAGGCCCGCCCCTCCAGATGGAGCTTTACCAGGCCTTTTCTTTCGGCATACGATTCCAGGTCTTTCTCCGCTTCTTCCGGAGTCATCCTTCTGGGCAGGGAGTTGATGGTTCTCCATTTCCCCTCTTTGATCTTGTAGCTTCCCCGGTAATAGGCTTCGCCCCCTCTGAACCATTCCTTCACCACATACCTTTTCCCATTGTCCTCTTTCCACATCTGATAAAACGGACTTCTCATGCTTTATCCGGAGTTCCTTTGTTATCAGCTCCTCCGAGTACGTCCGGTTCTGATTCGATGATTTTCAGCACATGGATCCCGACTTCGGCTTCCATATACCCTATGGCATCCCTTAGGCTTTCGAAGGCCTTGTGAAATATAAGTTTTTCCCATTTCGGCTTTCCTTTTTTCTCGCCGCGAATGTACGGAGGCACCTGGAAGACTTGGAACCTTCCCCCTTCCAGCTCATTACATCTTTTCGGTGTCAGCAGGTCCGGGTCTTTCCATATCTCTGCCATGGATTCTTTCATGTCCCTTCTTATCATCCAACCCGGTTTCGGTGTGTGAAGCAGTACCAGGTAGTATTCCTTACCTGTCATGGCTCTTACCTTCAGCAAGAGTACTTTCCTCTTCTCGATTTCTACGATTCCCATGTTTCCTCCTTCCTGCCACGTGGGCCGCGCCAGGCATTCTTCTCCCGGCACTATCTCTTTTCCACAGAAGCAACATATGTATGATTTCTTCTTACTTACTTTGCTCATAGGTGTTTTCTTCGTGATATAATAAATAAAACAGTTTTCCTTTAGGACTCTGACGTCTGGTACACGTCAGAGCCCTTTTCTTTACCCCAAATGACCTTTGATAATGATTTCCTTCAGCATGGTAATAGGCGCATCGGATTCCACGCAGATTGTCTGCGGCCCTGAGAAATACCGTTGGATGGTAACTGCTACGATGTCCCCGTCCGGGCCTTTCTTCGGTTCGAAGCGGCTTACATCTACGCCGGCTTTGACGCACATGCCCAGTAACATGTCCAGGCAGTACTCTTTTAAGTCGTTGTCCCCTTCAATTTCTTTGTTCATGGTCTTCCTCCAGTTCTTTCAATACTTCGTGAACTATGCTCAGACAGCCCAGGGCAAAATGATACATCCGGTTATTCCCCAGGGCGTTGTACGTCATGGCGTCTGATTTCAGAGTTTTGTCCCAATCAAGGAGCTTCTCCTTCAGCTTTTCTTCATCCATTTCACTTCCCTTTCCCCAGGCGTCCTTTGGTAATAATGGCCGCTACCATTTCCATGGCCGACATTCCTTCAAAGCGTACTGTTTTTTCGCTCCCGTCGACATAGCAGATGATGGCGGCGCCAATGGCTTTGTCCGCTCCGTAGGCAGGGAGAATATCAAACACCTTGACGCCGGATGCATAGCACATCTGCAGGAGATGATGTATGCAGTTTTCCTTCTTCCGGTTCTCTACCGCAATGAGTTCATCCTGTTCTTCGGTCATCACAGCTCCCTCGCTTTCTTCACGTGGATAATGAGCTCCGTCCCCGGCTGCAGGTGCCCCGGGTCTGAAATCCGGTTGTCATGCATCACCTGCCATGTGAGCTTACTCATATCCTCCTTGTCCGTGGCCGCTTTTGCCACGATGCCCCATAGCGTGTCACCTTCTTCTACGGTGGCCCGGTACTCCACCAGTTCTGTGTCTAGGCTGTCTCTGTAGCAGCCATAGCCTACGGCGCCAGCGGCCAGGAGGCCGCAGAGTATGCATCCGATGCGCGCCCAGCGGATTCTTCTGATTAGTGATTTCATGATTCTTTCTCCTTTTCTATGAAATCTTCCTTGCCCTCTCCCTCATCCTCCAGCGGAGGCCATGGCCTCCGCTGGAGGTAAAGTCCGATGAAGAGGATAGCGGTGAATTTCCTTATTCTCCGGTCTGCTTTGCCAGCTCTCGAAGGTCTTGTCCCTCATGATCTGCCAGGAATTTATTGAATGTAACTTTTCTCACAAGCACTCTTCTTCCCATTCTGAGGCTTGGGAGCTCTTCGCTGTTAATGAGTGCGAAAACTGTTCCCTTATCAACAACGCCCAGTCTCAGCCTTACTTCTTCCGTGTCCATAAGGCGGTCTGTGTCATCAGGGAACATTTCAAGTTTTTCAGATCTCATTTTGTTCATCTCCTTTATGCATCCTTTGCAGTTTCTTCAGAACGCATAAAACGAATAAACTCGTTTTTACGACCAAAAAAAATATTATCCGGTGTAATTTTGTAAACAGAAGGGATTGCCTGAATAAAGGAAAATGGAGCATTAGAACTGTCTTCTTCAAGTCGTGCCAATGTCTGGTAATGAATGCCAAACAGTGCCGCAGCTTCTTTCTGCGTGTACCCGATGTTAATCCTCGCTGCTTCGAGTGTAATCTTTAGCATGTCTATCACCTCCGTTCATTGGCTTTATGATAAACGAGTTTATTCGTTTTGTCAATCCATGAAAACGAATTTCAGTGTTTTAATTTTCTATTTTTTCTTGTTTTTAACGCCTTTATTCGTTATAATGTAGCTAAAGAAGCGCTGGAAAGGGGAATGTAAAATGCCTAGGAACAAGCTTTCAAAGTTTGACAAGAGTCTGCGTGAACAGATTTCAACCAACTTAAAAAAATACACCGAAAATTTGACACAGTACCAGTTATCGGACATGACCGGCATCCCGGTTTCCACTTTATCCGGATATTTTGCGATGAGATCAACTCCATCAGCAGGTAATGTGCAAAAAATCGCTGATGCTCTGCATGTTAAAAAATCAGATATTGATCCACGCTTTTCTTCAGATTTCTTAAACAGCAATAAAGATTCTGAACTTACAGAGAAAGATGAACGGGAAATTGAGTCCGATTTGGAAGATATGATGAATTCTGTTTCCTCTGCTGCCTATGAAGATAATGCTGATATTGAGGATATAGAAGCATTCACTGCCACAATTAAAGCTGCAATGATCCAAGCCAAAAAGATTGCTAAAAAGAAATATACGCCTAAAAAGTACCGAAAGGATTGAATAGTATGGAAATAGAGCGGAAAATCCGCCAGCTAATCCATCAATATAAAACTGATAATCCGTTTGCGCTGGCGGAGGCTAAAAACATTCATGTTATTTATGGAGATTTAGGCGGTAAACTTGGTAACTACTTAAAATATAAACGGTCAAAATTCATTCTTATTGATGACAAGCGCACTCCCCAGGATATGCTTAACTTTGTATGTGCACACGAATTAGGTCATGCACTTTGCACTCCAGATGATAATACTCAGTGGTTAAAGACATATACAATGAGCATTAATGCAAATAAAGTGGAGCATGTAGCCAATCGTTTTGCTGTGGAATTGCTACTAAATGACGAATACATTTCCAACAATAAAGATCGTTCTCTTTATGACTTAGCTAAATGTCGTGGAGTACCAGAACAATTTATACAACTGAAAAATGAATAGTGTGAAAGATGGTGTATGATCATGTCAATTGAAATTTCTTTGAATGGCAGCTCTGTAATGGAAAATAAACGAAATAAAGGCCGTTCGCTTTTAACACTTCCAAAAGATTACATCGTGGTGGACCTGGAAACTACAGGATTAAATTCTTCTTTCGATGAAATCATTGAAGTTGCCTGTATTCATTTCGTAGATGGGCATGAAGTTAGCACATTCCACTCTTATGTACAGCCTGAGCCTTTTGATGATGATGGAAAAAATGTATATATTGACGATTTCATCAGCGAACTAACTGGCATCACCAATGAAACGCTACAAAATGCACCAAAGTTCAAAGATATTGCAGAGCAATTGTTTGACTATCTTGATGGTGCATTTATTATTGGCCATAATGTGAATTTCGATATTAATTTCCTTTATGACAATTTCGCTGCCAGTTTGGGAAAAGAATTCCATAATGACTATATGGATACAATGCGTCTGGCCAGAATCGTTATGCCGGACCTACAGCACCATCGTCTAAAGGATCTATGCGAAGTTTTCAATATCACAGAAACGCAGCACAGAGCGATGAATGACTGTGAAATTACCCAGGAAGTTCTCTCCCACCTGTTAGCCATCGTGGAAGGAAAGAAAATAGATTTATCTATCCACAAAACACATCATAATGTTTCTCTAGCTTCTTTAAAAGGTAATGTGTCATTAAATGATAAGACGCACCCTTTCTACGGAAAGCATTGTGTCTTTACCGGTACTCTCAAAAGGTTCCTTCGAAAAGATGCAGCCCAGATTGTGTGCAACATTGGCGGGAAGTGCGATGATAATGTTACTAAAAGAACGAATTTCCTTATCATTGGAGGATTGGAAAATAATCCTTCAGTAAAAGGCGGAAAGAGCGGGAAAATGAAAAAAGCAGAATCCTTAATCCTAAAAGGACAGGATCTGCAAATTATCAGTGAAGAAACTTTCTATGATTTATTAAGTGATTATATTGATGAATAAAATATCGCTTTTCTCATGTTCATCTCATAAAAATCGCTTCGAGCTCCTCGAACTCACCATTTCGACTGTTCAGAGATTCTAAAGGTGGTGAAACGTAATGAATTCAATCCGGAAGCGCGGTTCCAAATATTACTACCATGTTTACGTGCTGGATGAGAATGGGAAACGTGTTCGGAAGGAATATGCCGGCACATCTGACCGGAATGAAACAATCCGGATCATGCATGCTGCCCAGGCTGAAGCTGACCGGATGGGCAAACTTGCCAGCAAAATGACAGTGGAAAAGTTTTTTATGCTCTGGGAATCGGAAGAGCTGTCCGCCGGAAACTATAAAATCAATACTGTCAGAGCTTACAAATCAGCCATTACTCATTACATTCTGCCATCTCTGGGGAAAGAAGAACTGAAAGATGTAACGCCCAGGGAGCTCCAGAATCTTCTTAATAAGCTGAGAGATAACAGATTCTCCCGCTCCACAGTGAATACAGTCTGCTCCGTTTTGAAAAAATCCTTTACTTATGCCACAAGTTTTTCCGGCCTCATCCCTTTGAATCCTTCAAAAGACATTGTTCTCCCCCGCTTCTTTTCCCCTGAGAAACATGAAGAAGCAGTCTGCTTTACTCCGGAAGAAATGGATAAAATCTTTGCGCACTTTCCGCCTGGGCATGACTTTTATATGATGATTGCCCTCTCATACTATGCCGGCCTCCGCTTAGGAGAATGCTGCGCTCTTTCATGGAATGACGTAAACATGAAAGACATGACCATCCGAATCAGCAGAACACTAGTCCAACAGGGGAAGGAATGGACCTTCCAGGCTCCGAAAACGGAGAATTCCATCCGCACTATCTACTTTGGCAGTAATCTTTATAAGATTTTTGAGTCCCAGAGATTCCGCCAGCTCCAGAACCGCCTGAAATATGGCCAGTGGTACACCAATAACAATCTGGTAGCTCCCCATGAAAATGGAGAAATCATGACTCCGGACAGCATGCGCTATTTCGGCAAGTGGTGTCATAAAACATTCGGGAAAGGCACCTTCCATTCTCTTCGTCACACATATGCATCCCAAATGCTGGAGGCAGGAGCTGATGTTGAACTGGTAAGCAAGCAGCTTGGTCATTCCAGCATCGTCACCACTACAAAGATTTATTCCCACATCCTGGAAAAGCGCCGGAAGAAGCTTGTTTCTATCATTGATAATGCATTGTAA